AATTGATTTCAGATGCATAATGAGACACTTCGCCTTCATTTTCTGTCTTGTACTTTGCTATATCTGAATTAAATTGATCTAATGCGCGTTTAAATCTGAGATTTATCTCTACCCCTTTTGCGCTTGCTAATTCTACATCCTCATCTGTTTCGATATATGTAAGCATTTGATCTATTTCATCGCTAATAGATCGACCTCCAGCATCATCAGTGTCTGGATCCTCATATGTAGGAATTGATGTTGCTGTTGTGGGCATGTCTGGCGGAACTGCAGTTACTGAAAAGCTAGATAAGCTAGCCCTTATAGCTCCCATCTTAGCCCCTATAGATTTTATTGCCGCGTATATTCCAACCAAGTGTTCATATTCGGTTGGGAAATTATCTATCCCACTTCCTACAGTATCACCAAATACAACACCCGTATCATAAGATACCTGAGTCACTACCACATCATTATTCCCAGAGCCAGCCGCTGGAACCGTGCGTATTAGCCCATCTAATTCATAATAGCCAGGACTTGTCTTTGAACGATAATTTAGACTATCTGTATCTGTTGCGTCATACCTGTCGCCTGGGTCTATTGCTGTACACTTTCTCAGTATAGTTGTGCTATCATGCTCCCTAACAACAGATAATATTTTTCCTGTTTTAACCACTGCATCAGTTTCGTTTGATGTTGCAGTAAATTTGGAAAGTTCTGCAGGACGAGCCTCAATCATTCTGTTAACAACGTCTTTAACGCCATCTACTAGAAATGCTGATAACTCAGTTTGAGTTGGGTCGGAGGAACCGTCGATTGCGATTCCAGTTAATGCTTCTACTTGTGTTTCAAATGTTGCCAATTTTCTTCCTCTCTAAGGTTTGGTTTACCGTGAACGAGACATGGACTACCCCGACGAGGAGTCGAGATGAACGCCTTGCGGGGCAGCCCTTATCTACTTTTTATTTACTAAGATACTGAAAAGCTAGCATCATGTGAACCATGACCGCTAACATACCAATAAGTACCATCACAAATAAAGTCAAGATGGTCTCCTACCGCCCCTGCTGCTTCTAGTACAATAGTAGTACCAGCAAGAGTTAAATAGGCATCACCACATTCTGCTGCACCCTTTAACAGGGCAGTGCCTTCATTAGTTGCGATTGAACTATCGGCTGTTGTGTCTGTCATTATGAACTTAAACTTAAGTCCAGCTTTAACTGCTGGTAAAGTTATAGTTCTAGCTACAGTGCTGTATACCATGTAGACCTTTCCGCTATCTCCCATATCCAACGTATGAGTTGAGGCAGAAGCATCATTCATGTTAAACATGTATGCACCTTCTTCATAACTTGCTTTTCCAGCTAACTTAGTTCCACTTCCATCAGCCATTATCTACCCCCTTACAGTTGTGCATCACCAAATGGCGTTACTACTGAAGAACCAACAGCTGCTATTTGACCACTCACTGCCCAACATTTAGCCGCTGAAGCATCAAGGATTGCAACAACTTCAACTCTTGTTCCTGGTGCTCCACCCAATGTTGCCCCATCTAAGGTAATAAAATCATTATTACCATCAGTTGCTGCACCATGGGCTATAGCCTTAGCTTCTGTTGTTGAAGCTCCGATTATACCACCCAAGAATCCCTCATCATTAGTGTTTGACTGTATTACATGATCAGATGTCGCTAGAATAACACTTATAAAGGTGAAGCGTACTCCTAGATCAGGATCAGGCAGTGTGAACTGAGAAGCTCCTGCAGTATCAAAAATGCAATATGCACCACTGTCTTCATTAGTTAATACAACAGTAGTCCCGCCATTTAAGATAACTTGCGCCTTGCCCCTGCCATAGAGAGCCATATCACCATCGTTTTTATTTTGTCCATATAATGGATTTGCCATGATTAATACCCCCTATTTCCAGATAGCATGAGATTCGGCCATACCGAATTCCATACCAGCTTCAGTTAAGATTTGATCAACTCTACGATCAATACCACTATTTTCAAGTGTTTGCACACCTACATAAATACCAGTATCGCGGTTTATACCATTGCCAACCAGTGGACGATAAAAACAGTTCTTCATGTTCATAGCAAGAATTTTTACAGGACTTCCATCCAAATGTACATTACGTACAACATTCATGTCACCATAAACGGTTGAGATTGTTGTTGTGTCCAGACCGAGCACTTTTTTACGACCTGTTACAGCTAGGTCAGCGCTAAAGTTAGAAGAAACTTCCATGTTGTTCTTGAAGTATCCACCTAATTTATGCAACCAATTGTAAGTCTCTGTATCACAGAAAAATACATTAGCTGAGCTGCCATTATAACGAGGATCTAGATAGTTAGACATATCATCTAGGAAGTCGTCTGCTGTTTTTGTAGCTGTTGTTAACGTAAAGATATTACCATTAGTCAACACATAGTCTACAGCACCCTGAGTATACTGGATACCGTTATTAGTATCAATATACTGAGTACCAAACAATAAGTCAGCTTCAATATCCCACTTATGTTCGATTAGCTTTTCTTTCCAGATTCTTGCCCACTCATTACCTTCGTATCTAAGAACTGTTGCACGAGCAGTATTGGACATAGCCATTGTGGTTTTCCAAATCTGAGTTGCGCCAGTTTTTAGTGAGTAAGGTTGATCTTTCCAGGTTTCTGGGAATCCAGATCCCTCTTTATTTGCATTACCAACCACATAGCATCTTTGCTGCTCTAACTGAGATGCAATAGACTTATCATAATCCTGGATAGTAGTACCCTTTGGGGTATCAGTATCAAATGATGCAATCTCTACTGAAGCAGCTGATGAAAAAGGCGCTTTAATGACACTAGTTTTTAGTACAACAAACTCACTGCCACTATCAGCAACAGATTCAACCTTAACTATTGCATAGTTATCAACTTCTCCGCCACCAGAACCAGGTGATTCACCTGCTGTATGTGTATTGATTTTAACTAATTGACCTTCCATGAAGAACTCTGGTTTTGTGTTGGAATCACCTACTGATATATCATTATTGGACTGGCCATATACGTTCTGGCGATTGCCAGCTGATGAATAGTCAGTTCCCATTTTGAAATAATAGGTGTCACCTTGATCACTTTCTCCAGAATCCCATGTGGAATCCCCAGAGTTGCCTAGAGCAGATGTTGCTCCATGGTCTGTTACATAAGCATAGCGCTTATGATATGAACCTCTCTTCTCAGTAAACTGAAAATGAGGATCATCTGTTGGTTTTTTATTTAATTTCGATACGAATCGAAAAAACGGGTCTTGTGCTATTGCTAGCTCTGAAACTCTATCACCAAAATTATACTTTCGCCTTAAATCGCCAGTATCAATAGTGCCGTAAGTTGCACCAGTGTCAAGATTCAGACTAGAAGTCGTACTGCCCGTATAAAATAAATCAGCCATTTCTGATCTCCTTTATATTTGACCTGGCAAACAGAAAAACCTATCTATTCACCAAATACGTTGTCTAGATTATTGTCTGCTTTCTGAATTAAGTCGAATATAGAGTCATTATGGTCACGATCTCCAGGATTTTCACCTCCAGCTGCGCTGGCTGTTGCTGGCATAGACTGCACATTTTTCATTTGATCTAAGACTTGTTGCTTAGAATTGTTAGCAATCTTAGCGTTTGCCTTATCGCGATTCTTAAGATAATTTATATCATCCCAAGAAAGTTGATGAGTCTGCGCCCACTTGCTAAGTTCTGAGAACTCGTCTTTGTTCATTCCATTTGCATCTACAAACTGTTTAGTTTGGCTCTGCATATTTCTCTTCTGTGCTGCCTGCTGAGCTTTTTGCCTTTCAGCTGCGATTCTATCACCAGCCTTTTGATCGGCTCTCTGGTCTACTATAGTATTGAATACTTGAGCAGATTTTGAGTTTGGATCTGATATAGCTTCATCCATATCAAACACAAAGTCGTCTCCAAGGTCTAGCGATTGTTTCATGTCAGGCTTCGTTCCTTTATCTAAATAACCACGTACTATATCTACTAATTCAGCATCTTGTTCCATCACGCCTATCAAAGACTCATAGGGTTTGAGCCTATCAAGCACAGCCTTGTTCTTTGTATTTTCACGCGATGAATCGCTGTACCGTACTTTGTACGGATTGCTCTCATCTTCCCAATTAGGATTCTGAGGCACTTCCCTAGAACTGGAGTCCACTTGTGGAGTTACCTGATCTGAAACTGGCTCTTGTACTGCAGCCTGTTCCGCTGGGGCATCTTGTATTGCACCATTAACCTGCGTTTCTAATGCATCAAAAAAGTCTGCATTGGAGTCCTCAACTATTGTATCCATTACTTTTTCTACAACTTGTTCGGAGTTACCTTCTTTCTTTTTTGCCATTTTTCGTATTTTCCTTTGATTTACGATTACGGTAAGTTATTACCTTCTTTTTTTTCTGCCAAACCATTTTGAACGAGTTGTTTGAACTCTTTCTCTTGGTTTCTTTGCATGTCCTTCGATCTTTCATTTTGGAGATCCTGGTTTGCCCTTGCGACAGCAGTGTCTCCCTTTAGTTTTGCGCTCGTATCAAGCAGCTGTTTTCGCATATCATGTTCAACCATTCTCTGCTTATCCTTAATGCCTGCCTGCACAAGCTGTCTTGAGAGGGTTTCAATAGTACCCTTGCCTTCTTTGATTTCTTGCTGAGCTTTTTCAAGGGCCTGACGCATCTGTGCCATCTGGCTCTTACGTTGAGCAATCTTATCCTTACCTTTTATATCAGCCTCTGCTAGAACCGCTATATCATCCACTATACCTAGCTTAAGCATTTCCATAAGCTCTTTTAAATATGCCCAACGATTTACTGGCATAGTTGAGCCCGCAATTAATCTAACATCAAACTTAGCTGTTTCATAGTCAAAAAATTTGCCAATTGCATCACCATACTTATTATATTGAATAATATTAACTTCAACATCTTTAATATTTTCATTATTAGGCTCTACTATCCTAAATACCTTATTAGACTTGTAGGTAGCCTGCGCATAATCCCTAACTACTTCACCTAAATGCTGCAATGATGGTTCTACTGAGTTTTTCATCCAAGTCTTAACCCTACGAGTGCCATACTCATCATTTGCCAGGAGACCTTTAAATGTGTCATGCTGAGCCTGTATATCTCCCTGCATTGAAGAATAAATTCCAGCTAGATATTCCATATCTGTCTTGCCAAGCTCGACAATGTTTGCAAATGCTGTAGAGATTGGGGCTGGCTGTACAATACTTGGAGCCTCAAAGCCCTGCCTTACTGGTAAGAGTGCGCCAGGAGCAGATGCATAACGCTCCCAATAGTCTTCGTCTATACTTCCCTCTTGATAGAGATACCTTAAGGAGGAGCCTAATGAGGCATTGTGTATCATTAACTGATGAGCTTTATTCAGCTCTTGTTGCTTCCCTACCAATGGGGCTACTGCAGACATGGGATATGGAGTTCCTGTCCACTTATAGTGTATAGGCACTATTGGGTATTCTAGTCCTGGCAGCACTGCTTCATACATGAAAGTGTCACCGATCACACAGGTTAACTTAATTCTAGCTTCATAAAATTTAATCGCATCTATAAGACTATTCTTAAGCTCACCCTTCATTAATACTTTAAATTCTTTTTCTGAAACGACATTATTCTCAACACGACTAACTGCCTCCATTGCTTGAGAAATCTTTTGCTCTCTTGTTTGGATAATTTGCTGCTCTGTTTGTTTCTCTAACTTTTCTAGCTCAAGAGTAAATCTTTCCTCTATTATATTGCCAGCCTGCAACTGCTGGTTGAGTTGTAATATAGTTTCCTGCATTTTTACTTGCAATTCTTTTTGTATTGCTTCCATCTCAATATCGACCTGAGCCCGTATTTTACTAATCTCTTCAGGGGTTGGCTCAATTCGGTAAAACACATTCATATATGGAATTTTAATTTTTTCATACATCTCATAGTAGTCAAGCCTGCGGTCTTCTTCTCCAAAATAATCAAAGGTTTCATCAATCACATCTTTATATTGAAAATCACCGCCCTCCGCTTTTTGACTATAGCTATAATTATCTCTTTCTGTTTCACCAGCATTTTTAATTTTAGTAGCATATTCTGGGAATATCTTTTGAAGGTGTGACTGGGGAATAACTTTATGAACCATTATATAGGCTGCATCACGATAAAATATATCTCTACTTTTTGGATCAATAAATACATCAAAAGGCTCAACCGTATCAACACGGACTTCCCCAAGACCCCGATCAGAGTGCGCATCTACTGATATCTTAAAATAGCCAACGCTTTTTGTTGCCGCATCATTAATAACTTGACTAAACTTACTTTGCCCATCACTTTCATACCAGATGTAGTCAGCAACATCGGCATGCACATTGGCAACATCCACATCAGATCCCTCTGCCCCAACAGCCTGCCAGCGTGGCTGATTCGCAGTCACATAAAAGTTTAACATCTCAACAATAGGGATAATACGATTAATGGTAAACGTCGGCATACCTTGTCTTTCAAGGGTTTCGCTTTCCTCTTGGGTAAGTTGGTTGTCTAGATAAAAGTCATGTCCTTGTTGATTAATCTTTTCCCATCGCTGGCGACTTGCACCATTTAGATTAACATAAAGATCTCTTACTCTATCGGCTTTTGTTTTTGCTGTCTGCTTTGCCATTATTTCCCTTTCATTGTTATGTCAGTATAAACCTTTAAATCTGATTTAATTTCATTTAAATACTTTTCACATCTTTCGGTCTTGTCAATATTATGATCCATTTTTTCTGCTAATACTTTGTGTTTGGAGTCAAATCTTTTTAGGGTCGATTCCACCACATCACGCAAGAGCCACATTACCACCCTATATAAAACAAATGCTAATGCACAGCTTATAGCAATAGGAAAGCCCAACTCTTGTATTAATTTTATCACATCATCAGCCATTAAGCTAGCACCCAACTTTTCGGTCTATCAACTTGTCTTCTTACCCAGTCTCCAGTCTGACTTTCAGAGCCGCTTGGTGGATGAGCATATTTGACTGCGTAGGCGAGCGCGTCTATGGTATCATCGTGAGCCATTCTTTTGCCGAAAGTAAGTATCTCATGCTGGAGATCATAATGGGAGTCTCGTATTCTCACCGCACCAATTGACATTCTTTGAGCTAAAACTCCTTGTATTCTATCAAGCTTGCTTTGCTTTGTTCCAGGCTTTTCTTCCTTGAACCGTAAGCTAAAATCATTCTTTCTTCTCATCTCGCTCCTGAGTGCTTGAAATATTGGTTTTGACATTGATGTGTCTTCAACGGTGAACAGTGTTGGAGTATACTTGTTATTGAGCTCAAACATATAGTCAACTATACCTTTTTTATTTTCTCCTGGTATGCCGAGTACTGGCAAAGACCTCTTTCTTATATAATCCAGCACATATATATTAGCATTAATATCGCATGCGACAACCATAATAACGCTAAAGTCACTATCTCTTCTTTCTGAGTCTGTGGCTGGATCCACGCCTGCGAAAATATTGACTGGCACTTTTTCTCCGTCACAGTACAGATACGGCATCATTTCATTTTCATCAAACTTATAAAACCCATCCCAGTGCTTGACATGCCTCATATTGAAAATAGAGTCTTCAGCAGACTGCACCTCCATCATATATTCTTGATAAAACTTATGGGGCTGTCCAGAGTCAACATAAAACTTTTTCTTTTCTTCTAATTTTTCTTTTGGAAACCAGCTATGCCACAATGAGTTTCCATCTAGATCAATTGCCTTATATAACATCACTTTCCAAGAAAAGTCTTTATTTTCGCTTTGAGCTTTTTCATAGTTGGTAATAAGGTTATTAATGAAAGAATCATAATGAACAGGTGTGCCATTAATGCGAAGACGACCGTCGTGAGGCTCCAAAGCAGGAGCAACAACAGCTGTGACCATATTTGCATTTTTCGACCGAGACTCTGGAGTAAGCGTATTGTTTTCGTCTTCAAAGTCGTCCAATACAACAAGATCATAACGCTTGTGGAGCTTAGCACCACCACGAATACCAGAAATGTTGGATTTTGAAATAAGTTTAGATCCATTTGAAAGCTCTATATCGGTTTCTGTCCATTTCCTCCCCTTCATATCACCGAAGTAATACTTAATCTTGTCGTTAAACTCTAGATGGGTTTTTACGTAATCCATGTTTCCAACAGCCAGCTTCTGCGTTGCAGATACCCATCCGTAAAATAGTGGTTCTTCAGTAAAACAAAAGGATCTCATAATATCTGCCTTTGTTATAACGGTCTTTCCATGTCCTCTAGGCATTATAACAGCTAGATTGCGGTACTTATGTAGATCCCCATCCATACTGTCTATTGCGTCAACTATTTGATAGTGAAACCACGGGGTCTCAGATCTTGAAAAATCATCTGGCAAAAACAGCTTGCCAAAAGCGATTATATCATTCTTGGCTGCCAAAAGCAGTTCTTCTGCTTCTGAAACATTTTGAGTGTTTATATTGGCCATTAAATCGTTTCATCGCCAGTAGATTGGTACTCTGGCAAGGACGGTCTTTTTACTTCTTCTAATTGGGCTGGCTCAAAGCCTTGAAATATTCCAGCAACTTCAGTGACTTTTTTCTGACCTCCAACCCCAAAGAAATCGCACAACATTTTTAAAGCATTTAGTCTGTCGCTACCGTTCTTGCTATCTAAGGCCTCAGTCTTGACTCTTTGAATTAGAAGCTCCAAATCAATACCTAAATCATTAAATACCTTGTCCATCTCTTCTTTTCCTGGATTCATAAGCTTTTCTATCCTTTCTGTTTTCATTAAGAGCGCGGCACGCGTTTTAGCATAGTTCTTACTATTTGCGTCATATACCTCTAAATAAGCATCAACTGCGTCTTTTCCTTTAAGTACTTTGCGTGCGAACTGAACCTCTCTTGGATTGGCCTTTTTGCGCTCTTTAATTCTATTTGCGTTAGACTTACCACTTATGTTATAGCGATCTTCTCTTTCAGCGGTATCCATGGTATACTTTACGTTATAGGTTCCGACACATGTCCTCACGACCTCACCAGCGCCCATTTTCTTTCTTTCTAAGATCTGCACATAAGCATTATCATCAGCGCGAACCCAATCCCCTGGGAACCCGTCGCGCCAATTTTTTATAGGACTAATATTGTCTGGCAGTTCAGACTCCAGGTCATACACATGATGTTCCAGGCCTTTTACCTTATAGGTTCTCATCTAAGTCCTTTTATTGGCTTTCTAATCTTTCTTCTGCGTTTATGCGAGCGCTTTCTCTCAAGCCTGGTTTCTGCTTCATAGGTCTGATTTTTAAACGCTGGCTCTACACTTAGTAGGGTTGATAGTACAATTGCTTCAATCAATGTGATACCCCCTTTTTTATTTTAAACTTCGCGGTATACCCGTATACCTATTACCTTTACCTTTACCTTTACCTGTGGGGCTAATGAGCCCCAGCTAGCCCCTAGGTAGCCCCTAGTAAGGCCCTAGTATCCACCACCTATATTTTTAATGGTACTGGATATGTTTTCGGCCATCATATCAGCCTTAGTCTTAATAGAACCAGGATTCTTAGCTTTATTAGCAGCTATTCTCTTTCGTGCAGCGGCTGGATTCTCGCCTGGATATGGTTTGTTTGCTGGCATGTCTATGTCTCCCTTAATTAATTAGGATAAGTTAAGGATTGTTTACAAAAGTACAAAACCTAAAAAAATGGTGGAAAATAATGCGTGACCAATAACCTAAAGGGGGCGGGGCGTCGAGGGTTTTTCGGTTTTCGGATTACGTTAACTTTGGTTTTTTTCCTAACCATTACCTCGTCGGTAACCATTTGCTTCCGTCGGTGTCCGTCGGTAACACGTCAGCGTAAAGAAGGGGACAATGGTTACTAACCTGTACAAATACAATCCGTTTCTCCTCGGTAACTCTCATAGATATTCTTTTATTATACCATTCTCAACCACTCATTATATTACTCATCGGTGTAACGGGTATCGGATACCATTTAGTCTATTAGTCTATATAGTATATGAGTAATGATTGAGGCAAAGTCCACCATGATTTGAGGCGATCCTCGTCGCTATACTACTATCATGCTTTGTGCATCCAATCCTAATGCCGTCAGTATTACTTCGGATTTGGGTGTTTTGCTATGTATCATTTACTAATATTTATCAATATTTGAGGCTGACTTGAGGCTCTGACCTCGTCGCTATATTCAATTATTATTTTATTTATGTTAAAGATATTAGATATCTAATGTATATTATGTCAGTTGATTAATGCATTGCTTTTTTACATAACCTAAATAATCATAACAGGGACAACATTTCGAGTAATCGACGTTGGGAGTATACAGCAGGGCAAGACCCTCAATAGAATTGACTCCTAACCAACGAGAGAAAGAGATGCCATACTGAAAACAGGTGACATAGTAACGGAGGGTTGAATGATGGTCACCGATGGAGAAAGGTCAGAGTTTAGGACGAGTTAAAGGATGGAGATAGGACAAGTCAGTAGTCGACGAGTTCACCATACAGAAGGGTAAACCTCACAAGATTTGAGTGAATTCCATCGACGAGACAAAGTTTAATGTAATCTGCCGACGTACAGGACAGAGTTTCCTATGCATACCGACTGACTCGAAGATAACAAAGTTTATCGTTGCCTATATCGATGGGTGGAATAGGACTTATGAGGACTCGGACTCCTCGCCATCGACAAGAAATACAAACCCGAATAAGAAAAGGAAACCGAAACCATGAAGAAAGTATTTACCAACGAGATCAAAACTCAAATTTCAAAACTTGCAGGAGTTAATGACAGGGACGGAATTAGAGTAATATTGAACAACTTTATAGAGGGACACACCGAGTATAAAGTAAACTCTAACGAGTATCACATAAGAAGGTTCTTGTCTTGGCTCGATGGAGAGACCGAAGAACTGCAATTTGAGATGTTCAAGGTAGGGAACAGCAAACTGCCATTTCTAAATTTTAGTACATTGCCTGTAGTGACTTGTATTGGAGCAGGAGCCTGTAAAACTTACTGCTATTCATTCAAGGCATGGAGATATCCTGCTAGTTTCCTTCGACAGGTGCAAAATACTCTCTTAATGAGCGAATTTGACACCATAAAGAGGGAACTGAAGAGGGTCTTGAACACCAGTCAATTTAGAGACCTTGAGAAGGTGGATTTTAGGCTCTATGTGGATGGAGATTTCTTTACTGAAACAGACCTCGTCAATTGGATGGAGTTAATTAGAGACAATCCAAGACTAATTACCTACGGATATTCCAAGTCTCTAAATCTCTTCCTTAAATTGCATGATGAAGGTTACAAATTCCCTTCCAATTATGCTCTAAATCTCTCCAATGGTGGGAAATATGATGACCTTAAGAAATTCCTCAAAGGTCTATACTTTGTGAGAGGAGAGTTTACTGCTATGAAGGTCGAGAAGGGGGAGAATATAAGAGACAATTTTGACCATAAAGTATTTGTTTGTCCGTCGGTATGTGGTGAATGTACCAATATCGGTCATGCTTGTGGGAATTTGGACACGTTTAAAGATTTTGAAATAGTAATTCAATTACACTAAATAACAAGGAGAAATGAGAGATGAAATACATATCTAATTCAAATGCTGAAATAGTAGCCGAGATGGTGCTTAATGGGAAGACAAGGGTAGAAATTAAAAAAGCAGACCTTAAACGGGCAAATGAGTCCAAAGTATTGCTTTCTAACGACAAATGGAACGAGTTGGCATACAAATGGGGTGCATCAAGGGGGACTAAATAATGGGAATGTGCTATATCGACAAAGAAGGTGGAACAACAGGATTGACCGACGAGGAACGTAAAGAGTATGAGTTTAGTACTAGCTACCATCGAGAAACTAAAACAAATACTAACAGTTGTCCTCGTCAATATAATATCAATAATCAAAGGAGATAGTCTAATGGGATACTATTGGAAAATTACAAAGGTACATTTAGAGAGCCTAAACGACGAGGTTGGTGTCGATAGTGGAGATGCTACCATCAATGAAAAGTCAGCAAGATTCTCAATGTACGATGACGACGACAACTGCTACTACGAAGGCATGATTTATGGAGATTATGATGGATTTGAGCCTCTAGACGACTTTGGGATGCCTAATGCAGGATGCACTTATATCAAGCTTAATGGGGAGATTGTCTAATGGAAATACAAAATAAACAAGATGTAATTAAATGGTTAAAGAGGCTAAAGGAAGATCACCCCTTATCTGTAGGAGTCTGTAAGAAGGTTAGACAAGAGGGGTCTGTTAGTGTTTTTACTGACCGAGTTATCCGTAACCGATACCAAGATATGATTGAATACCTTGAATCAGAGGAGGTTGTGTAATGGATAGACATTATCTAATAAATGAAGGTGACGATACAATTGACTACCATCCGACGTGCTTTTCACTAGTGGCTATACTAAATAAGTTAGCAAAGGGTGAGAAGGTGGTGCTTGAGTGTGAAGAGGTACACCTAATTACTCTTGCTAGACTTGAGATCAATCGAGATATGCAAATTAATGATATGAAAATAAAGAGGGTGATATGAAGAAAGAAATAATCATACCTTCTATCTATTTTATAGTTAGGGGAAACATATGGTTCGGTATTGATGGTTTTTTTAATAGCCAACACGAAGATAAACAATGCACCAGTCAATTAAGGATATTCTTACCTTTTTTATATATAGGGAAGGCTTGGGGGGAGACACCCTCAGGCTTATCTTTAAATGATACTAAATGTGAGTTTGGAATGTGCCATATGAATCGACATATATAAGGAGAATACAAAGTGACACCCTTAATTAAAAAGAAAGGATTTTATATTGCTTGTGATTGGTACTCCGATAGTGGAGGCGAATATCTTATGGAAGAGTTGAAATTAGCAGGATTTGAGTCTAAATACAAGTATGAACATTGGAATGAAAGAGATGGAGAGTTTGATAATGGGTATATATATTATCCGAATGTGAAAGAGGCTGACGAGATAGTGTGTGGAGTAACAGGTGCTGACCATATGTCTGATTTTAAGGATTGGGAATATAAAACAAAAGATGAAATTAATAAGGAGAATAAATGACTTATAAAATAGTAAGGTATCAGTTCTATGGTGAGCCTGAGGTAGTCAAACGTGGGTTGACCTTGGAAGAGGCAGAAAAACATTGTAACGACCCCAAATCAGAGGGAATAGATTGGTTTGAGGGTTATACTAAGGAGAATATATAATGGCTAGACCTCATACAATCAATGCAAAGCCACGTTATAGCTGTGATGTTAATCTAACTGACAGCGACCTCTATGAATTACAGAGAGGGAAGGTATTTGAGTGGAGTTGGACTCCTAACGAGGATGAGGATGTAATAATTAAACTAAAACTATTTAATGGAGATGAAGAAGAATGAAAATAACTTATGAAATGAATGATATGCCAAATGAGTTCTATGAGTGGTTGGACAAGTGTCCTGTTAAAATAGTCGGTAGAGATTTTGATGAATATGTCTGGAGATATACATTTATGATACCAATAAAAGAAATAGTTAATGAAATGAGTGAACACCCAGCAGATAAAGATGATCGGCTCTATCACGAAGAACAAGACCATATAGCAATGGAAAAAGCAAAGGAGACCAAGTAATGAAACTACCTAATAAAATAGAACCTATTGAGCCTAACTACGACGAAATTGATGCTATCATCTTACTGGAAAGATGGTATGACGAGTGGACAAGAGAAGATGACTGGTGGTATGGGGGCAATACTTGGGACTTAAACATATTTACACGAAAAGATGGAGAGTATGTGATAAATGTCTATGGATTAGTTAGGTATGATGACGATGAGTATCCGTCCACGGACACAAGTAATGAACTAGATTTATTTGAACTTAAACTATAAGGAGAAGTAATGACTGAATATGAAATAGAAGAACACGAACTGAAGGCAATAATTAATGAGTGTATTGAGTCCTGCAATAATCAAGACTTGAGAACTATCTTGGACTGCTTGAATGAGATAGGGCATGATATAAAAAGACCAACCGAACCAACAAGGAGATAGTTATGTTTACTTGTATAAAATGCGAACATCATTATGACCATTTAACTGGCGATTTAGATGAAAGAATGTGCCATGAATGTTTAGATGAAGAGAACGATAATGACAGTATATAACTTACTACACGAGTTGAAACTATTTATCGTACTCAATCCATTCGAGTGGACTATATTTTTAATACTTGTATGCCTAATGACAGGCTCATACCTTGAGCATCTAGTCGGATGGTGGCAACCAATAAAAGAGGAAGAAGAATGAATGAAAATAAGTTAAATAAACTATTAGACAATGTCGTTCCTACAGATGAGGGATTGGAGATTAGTTCAGGTTGGGACAATCTGGAAATGGAAGGGCATATGAGAAGTGTAGCGAAATTGACTAAAATTAAATACGATACTCTTGTTGAGCAAGGCTTCAGTAAAACAGAGGCATTAGAGTTGTGCAAAAACTTATTCAGTGGCATTAGATAGGGGAGGGTAAATGAAGGTTCATATTGTAACACCAAAAGGTGAGATAATAATAGTAAACCTTAATTGGGATAGAGGTAGGATTCAATCACGCACTATGGGTGGTGTGGCAAAATTAAGGGAATATGGATGGGATATATTAAAAAAGGGGAGCGAATGATAAAAAGAAAAGGACTTAATTATATGACATTGGAAATGGAAATTTCTCCACACGTCAGAGATAAGGACTGGACAGGAGAACGGGATAAATGGCTTGAGTTTAATGTTTGTATGATAGACAATGAAAAATGGGAACCACACTTCAATATAAGACTATCTGGACAGACAATTAAAGAAGAATGTATAGCAGAAGAAGTTTCAATAAGACAACTAATAGACTTACACAGCTTTATAGGTTGTGTCTTAAAAATGAGGGAGAATAAATAATGCATAACAAGAGGGTGAATAAATTAAGATATGATTTAGATGTTGGCGCTCCCAACAGTGATGAAATAAAGCATTTAAAATTTGAAATATGGCTTGGTGGTAGAAAACGTCACGCAGATATTCAGCTTTACGATCTTCAAATAGAAGAAGAGGTGACAATTGTCAACGATGAATTAGACTTAAAGCAATTAGTTCGTCTTAGAAATTTTTTAAATAGTGTTCCATTTTTAGATGAAGAAATGGAAACAAGATAACCATAAAGGAGAATAAATGACCGAGACGTTTGACAACATAGAAAAGGCATTAGAGAAGCATTTTTCACTGCACGATGTCGGTGCAATGATGGATTTGCTACATAAATACAGAGAGTATGAGCATAAACTCATAAGATATTATAGTGAAGATGACTTTACCGATTTTTTAAAGGAGACCATATGTACATAGTATGTTACACAACAGAAAGAAAGAGTAAAAAGTTGATACCTAATGAGGTTGAATATCGTTCAGATTGGATGGCATTCGACACGTTGGATGAGGCTCAAGCAGAGTATAGAAAGCTGTTCAATAGAAAGGGCTTATATACTGCGACTATATGTGAACCGATTGAGTCTACAGAACCAACCTACCTAGATAAACCTAAAGAAGAGGAGTGTCCGTTTTGAAGACAACAGAACAGCAAATGAGAAATAAAATGTTATATTCTTACATGGATATAATAGACCAACTAACCGAATCACTTGACTGCGAGGCTGACGAAATAGTTGATATAGTTAATGTATTAAATATGACTGAGTACTGGGTTGAGAATAAAATGCTAAAACACTGTAAAAATATAGCACTTGATACTCAAAGTCAGCTTGATAGCCTTGAGAAACGTGCTATGCTTGGTGTAGATCGTGAAGCAGTATCATATCGCAGGGGGCAAGTACACACTGCTAATGAAATACTAGAAATACTGGGGAAAGATATTAAGGAGTTTATTCAAAAATACAAAAGTCAATCACTATCACTAAATGAATTATATGATGGGAGCAAAAGATGAAAGAGTTTTTAATTACAGCAGTTATGGAAACAGACCTTATAATGAAGGTCGAGGCAAAAAGTAAAGAAGAGGTTCAAGAAATGATCGATGATGGTCGTATTGATGGTGGGGATATGTGGGAAGATGGTATGGGTGCTTGGACTTGGGGAGAAATTTCAGAAATAAAAAAGGAGATGAGCAATGAGGTTTAAAAGTGAAGCAGGATACACAGACCTAAATAACTTTCCGATGGAGTTCACCACAGATGTAGATGGAGAGCCTGAGATGGTTCACAGTGGTGCAGTAGTACACTATCGTGTTAATGTAGATGTTGGGGAAAGTGGCATTAAAGATATCACTGCCAATGTGTCTATGATAGAGGTGTCTATCGGAGACTATGAACTGTGTGTAAAACAGTTTTCACCATCCACAATTGATGGAAACAATGATGATGAGTGGGAGGTTGAGGAGCACATAGACCTCACCAATAGACAGGTCTATCCTGACAGGGTTGAGCTCGATTGGGAAAGAAAACAAGCATTTATATATTTTAAATAGGAGGGAAAATGGAGTTAGATGAGTTATATAAAGTAAGAATAGAGATGCGCAATCAAGTGTCCAGTAGAAGGTTGGAGCTCAGAGAGTTGGAGCTCAATTTAGAAACAATAGAAATACAAATAGAAGAAAAGGAGAATAGCGATGGATAAGAAAGCTCAGAGACTTAGATATCCCCAGTATGATGAAAGTGTACACATATTCATGCTACCCATTGACAAAGAGATTTTCACTAAGTTTAAGGCTCAATGTGTTAAAGATGGTGTAACAATGAGAGATAAGATGACTGACATGGTCAAGTCAAGCTTGGGGCACGTTTAAGCCTCAGCTACATAGTGGTGATCTGTAAGCTGCTTTAATGTGTCCTCGTCCCAGTAGTCTGAGAGGTCAACAAGTATGGAAGCGTTATCAACTTCTTCCATATCATCTACGCAGATTGTTTCCTGTAGATATTCAACCTCTTCTGAGTCGTCATTGTAAACAATAGTTAAGGTGTATATTTTATTTGGCTTTTTCATGTCCTAATATATGAATATATCCTGCCACTTAAAAACCCTTAAGGTCTATAAATGGTTTGTAAATAATAATTAACAAGCTGTATATTACAACATGGGATGGTTCAGTAAAAATAGGGCATACATGGAACTTCAAGAGATTATTAAAGAGAACGGTATAAAGCAGTCTTGGATAGCTGATAAGTTGGGAATATCAGCACCATATTTATCACTAATACTGAACAGAAAACGCAGACTAACCGAGGAGATGGAAAATCATTTCGTCACATTAGTCGAAAACATAAAAGGAGAACGAAGATGAAAAACGAAACCGTATGGAAGACATTGTCTTCTATAGACGTAAACAACAAAACCGAAAAGAAGGGCAACCTTACATACCTGTCATGGGCATGGGCATGGGGTGAACTTATGAACCACTTTCCAGAAGCTACATACACTTTTACAGAATGGGAGTATCCAAATGGTCAGTCATACGTCACTAAAGACGTGTTGATATATGACGATGGTACTTGCTCTGTTGAGTGTGAGCTTCGGATAGAGGACTTGGTTCGCAAGATGTGGCTTCCAGTGATGGACTACAGAAACAATGCTATAGAAAACCCAACTGCTCGTCAAATCAGCGACACTAAGATGAGATGTTTAGTTAAATGTATCTCCATGTTTGGATTAGGACACTACATTTATGCTGGTGAGGATCTACCTCAAGAATCTGCAAGTCCACCTGCCAGTAAAGATAAGGCTCCTGTTAAGAAAAAGAGCAAGCTTACAAAAGCACAACAGGCAGACGTGGAGAAGATTAGAGAGTTAGTCACCACCCATACAGTATTCACCAATAATAATGGGGGAACTGAGATGCAAAAACAGGTTCTTCAAGTTATTGATGGAGACCCAACAGTGTCACAGGTTAATGAGTGGATGGCATATGTAGTAGGAGAGGCCAATCTTTACGACAACGAACAAAAAGATAAGGAGTACCATGGAAGACAGAACACAAATAAGGTTCAGTAACCCTGACATCGACGGATCACCAATACCACAACTAATAACCCTAGAACAAGAAGCCCCTATAGAAGGTCAGACCACAAAAGACGACGGAACATCGTTTATTTGGCATAAATGGCTATGTACTGGTAGTCAGTATTTTATGGCTTCAGATACCCTTGATGCGATGCTTAAGGTTATGCCAGATAAGGTAGGAAAACCCTTAAAGATAGAGAAGGTGGAGAATCCAAAGGGAGGCTTCCCGTTCTTTCAAATCAACGGCATGAATAAGGACGAGTTAGTCCAACAAGCTCCACAGACTGCCACCCCTGTTATGCCACCACAAATGGCTACAGCGCCAGCATCTAATACAGATGGGGAGTTGGCAAGGCTTGAGCAGAAGCTTGATCAGGTCATTCAAATGACGACACTACTACTTAGCAGGACTCCTGCTGAGCCAGAGGAAGCAATACCCTTCTAGTGGCAGTTAAGTTTACAAATACTAAGAAGTGGGATGACGTTTGGTTCTCTGAATTAACGATGGAAGACAAGGTTATGTTTGTATATCTATGTGATATGTGTGATATAGCTGGATTTCTAGAGATTAATGAGAGATTGATAAAGTTTCACACTGGTATTGAGGATGTGAGAGGGGCTGTAACGTCCCTCTCTAAATCCGTTATCTATAGAGATGGATATATATGGATAATGAAATACATCAAGCACCAGAAGAACCTGCCATTAAACCCTAATAACAACGCTCATAAAGGTATTATATCTTCTATGTCTGATAGAATTCAGTCCTTTCCTGAGATATTTGATGTGCTACCTGAGCAAGACTCCTTAACCTTAAAAGAAAGTCTAATAATAAGGGGCTGTGTAGCCCCTAGTGAGGGGCTCACTAGCCCCACAGGTAAAGGTATAGGTAATGTAATAAACACGGATACCCCTCAAAGCGAATCTCACATTGCAAGGCTTTATAAGTATTTTGTAGGTGAGGAGAACCTTATGGGCGAGAGTGTGACCTCTAAAACAAGGAAGATTTTAGCTGAGGCTTTAAACATCATGGGCGTGGAAGAGTGGAAGACATACTGCGATGCAAGACTCAATGATGAGTACAAGGCCGCCCCAAACAAGTTCTTCTTAGAGGATGGATGGAGAAGATTTCAAGACAAGGCTAAAGCTAAACATAAAGAAACTAAACAGGCTGACACTAGGCGTAAGGAGGTTGAAGATCGAAAGTCTTTACCCCAAGAGGAAGCCCCAACCGAGTTTAAGGAGTTCGTAAAAACCCTTGGAAAACGATCAAGAAAAACTAAAAGAATACATAGCGCTACTTCGTAGGGAGCTAGAACATGTAAAACAACTACTTCAAGAGAGCAACTCTGTAATAAAAGAGTGCCGTAAGGGCTTTGAGACTATTAGCCAGACTGGTAACACACGGGTTGCTGATGTGTTTTTAGAGGGAATGGATGAAGAGTGAGGGCATTGGTATATATAATATTAGCCTTATTTTCCGTATTGTTTTGGGCTATTATACTCTACGGAGGAGTGAGATGGTGGATAGTATAAACACTATCACACCTGATGCCAGCTATATAGGCGTAGAACCTCGCGATATGCGTAAACTGCGCCTGGCTGGTGCATTAGAATTGAGCAGGCATTCCATGTTAGCCTTGATGAGCAATAGCAACGTGCATTCCTGCACATACCACAACAATGTCTGCTCAAGAAATTAATAAAGGAGAAAGAATGATGACAGATAAACACATAGCAGCACTACTTAAAATACAACTAGAACACGATTTAAAAATGGACAAGCTAGATGAGGCCTTAGGAAGACAGTGTGATATACATGAAATATTCCCGCTAGATCTGCTTGATATAGTGGCTGATTTGCTTGGAGTTCCTCAAGACAATTTCTACGAGTTGAATGACAAGTTAAATATGGAAGAATATGTTTTAAAAAATAATGAATATCCAAAGGAATATTATAGTAGGGATTGGGTTTGGGATAGGTGGCTTGAATGTGGGGAGTCAGAAGATCCAATAAACAGTTTTATTAATACTATGAAGAAAGATATCGCAGAATATTATAAGGAGAACAGGGTTGAGCAAAATTAGAGAAGCTATAAATGAAGCCGTTTAAATGTAATAGAAATAACCATCTTTATGACTGTGGATGCCTATCATGTGAATCAAGACTAGCATTTTGTAGATGTTCCTCTTGCATTGAAAGAAAGACGGCATTTTCTGGAGGATTTACAGATCATAACGACTATAGCAAATATCCGCCATTACAACAACTAGTAGATTTAGCAAGCAAATGAGAACTAAGGTTTGCACTCGGTGCAAGGAAGACAAGTCTTTAGACCAGTTCTACAAGAACGCACTGACGAGAGCCTCAATGTGCCACAAGTGCAAGAGAGAGTACAATGTTGAGAGATACGCCAAACAGAAGAAACTACTACAATTATAATGAAAGGCGTAGAAATGAATAAGCGTACAACAACAAGGATGAACTTTATAAGAAACAGTTATGCACAGCTACTATTGTACTACTATAAGATGGGGGCTGGCAGTGTGAGTGAGATAACTGGAACAACCATAACCGAAGCTTTAATAAACACAATTGAGAAGCGCTATGAACAGCTTGGTGGCAACTCAGTAATACTCAAGCTAAGAGAGCATGGGCACTCAAGAAACGGAACGCTAAAAAAAAGGAAACAAAGAGATGAACACAAGTAACCTAAAGTCAATCGTAAGAGGAGCCTATGATATACAGGCTCTTAGAATACAGATGGGAGGCCGTATAGTGGCCAACTTTAAATCAAAGCTGGGCATGGAGCCTAGTGTAAAAGAAGATGCGGCCGATCAGGACGCTAAGAAAGTGCTCGACTATTTAAAGGCTGAGTACAAGCTTATAACAGATGGTATGGCATCACTGCCTAGAACATTCTCTAAAAATGGGGATAGTCTTATATCTAACATGACTGAGCTGGTACTTATTGACCAGTACTTCACGCTAGAGAGGGACGAGGCAAAGCATTTTAGACAGCTAGGTAAGGTGCTGGATGAGTATAAGATATACACTCACTTCTTAAAGGGAGTAAGGGGTGTAGGGCCAGCTATGGCTGGAGTTATTATTTCAGAGATAGACATAGAGAAGGCAAAGTATTCCTCCAGCATATGGAAGTATGCAGGGCTTGATGTAGCTCAAGACGGCAGGGGTCGTAGTAGAAAGAAAGAGCATCTTATTGATACTGAGTACACCAGTAGAGAGGGTGAGGTTAAGACTAAGAAGGGGATCTCATTCAATCCATTCTTAAAGACTAAGCTGGTTGGAGTTCTCGGAAGCTCATTCTTAAGGGCTGGAGTCAAAGACAATCCATATAGAGCTGTGTACGATAATTATAAAGATAGATTAAATAATACTCCTGACCATGATGATAAGTCTAAGGGTCACAAGCATAACATGTGTATTCGTTACATGGTAAAGATGTTTATTATAGATCTATATAAAGTGTGGAGAAAGATTGAGGGACTGGAAGTTCATGCTCCTTATAGTGAGGCTAAGCTTGGACTCAAACATGGCAGAGATAGTGTTTAATACCACTTCCCTAAAGACATCCAAATATCCCAAGTGAACCAACGGCAGGATGACAACCATTATTGCAAAGTGAACCATTACCAGACAGACAACCATATTTGTTTAGTGAACCAATGTGTGCAAGTAGACCACACAAGCCAAGTGAACCAGTTATGCAAAGGCAACCAGAAGGTGAGAGTGAACCAGAACGCATAATGCAAACAAGGTATAAAAGTGAATCAGGAGAATTGAGACAACCACATTTGACAAGTGAGCCAATAAAACCTAGACAGCCGAATAATACAAGTGAACCAAAATCTAATAGAAGGCCAGAACAAATAAGTGAATCAGGGAAATGCAGACATCCAGATGAAAAGAGTGAACCAACCATTGTAAGGCAGCCACATGGAGAGAGTGAACCGAAATGGTACAGATAACCAGTTTAATGAAGTGAACCAACCTAATTTAGACAACCGTTGGATAAAAGTGAACCACAGGAATGGAGACAACCACACTTATCAAGTGAACCACGCGACCGAATACAAACATACACCCAGAGTGTGCCAATAGCAAATAGAACACCATAATCGTGAAGCGAGTCAAATATGTTGAGCAACCCAAAAACAATAAGCGATGAAAATTAGATATATAGAAAAAGTAAGTGTCAGTGATATATTTGCATGTCAGATATGTGGCCATAGAGGCAGGGAAAAATACCTTGCAACACCAGACAGCGTTACACTGGTAGATTGGAGGCAGCTGCATGTATGTAAGAAGTGTGCTAGAAGAGAAACTGGTGGTAAGAACGCTAAAAAGTGGAACAAATTACATGAACAGAGAAGCGGTAGCTGAGGTGAACGAAGATATGCTGTTTGCAGACGGGTTTGATGATGCGCTTGTCGGATACATTGAAAGGGCAGGCATGCCCAGCATTGCCTGTTATGACAAAGATAAATGTATAGAAATATTAGCCACAGACATGACATATGAAGAGGCTGTAGAATATTTTTATTTTAACACAGCGGGTGCTTATGTTGGAGAGAACACGCCATGCTTTTTTACAAGGATAGAAGATGAAGACTAAAAGGAAGCCAAGCAACAACAGGGAGTTAGAGAAGAGGACTGATATACTTATGATGGAAATACAAAAGCAAAACCATGCTATTGATACATTATTTATGACGCTATCCCACTATATAGAGATGAATGGCGACAGTGACAAGATCAGAGAGTTTATTACAAAACAAAACGAGGAGGCCGAAGATGTACGACCAGAGCTTCAAGAATCAAGCAGTTAAAGAGTGTGTCAATGGCCAGCCGCTTTCGGCTACAGCGAGGAAGTATGACATATCACTGTCAGCGCTAAGAGGATGGATAGAAGAGTATAAGGAAAGGATGGCCGAGATGGGGGCAAGACAAGGAAAGCCCGCCATACTGGGGGCCGAGATATTACATGAAGAAGAGGCCACTGTAAAGCGGCCTAATGTTGTGCTGAGCTCTATTAATATAACTATTGATGGGCACGATATTACAATGTCAAAAAGAGATGTGGTTGGGTTGATGGAAGTATTTTATCAGTTTGACAAACGGGAGGAAAAGAGAGACGATGTTTGAATTTGGGAAAAAAAGACAAAAAAAGGACATGGTGGATCCCTAATTATTATTTTAACCCCCCCGAAAAGACACCTGGGGAGGTAAACAATTATAGTTATGGAGACTTTCCAGTATCGATGTGTCCTGAGTGTGAGATAGCTTGGGAGTACGGACTTATTGGGAAAAAGCGCGTCCCCGTATATTATGATGATTTTCCCACATATAAGTTAAAAGAAGTTGAGTGTCCAAAATGTGAGGGAAAAAAATGAGACTGATTGAGATAGAGAAGATTGAAAGAGAGAATGATTTACTAAGATTAAAACTTAAGGAAGCCTGTGACTGGATCAAGAGCACAGGGAATTGGGATAACTACAAAAAAAGGAGTAAGTATGAGACAAGACACAGCAAAAGTACACGAGATGATATCCAAGGCAGTAATAACAAAGAACGCTAACCCAACACTGGTTCAAGCAATACTGAGCTGGTGTAAAGACACTGTTACCACAATCACATATAAGGAAAAGTTTTAATGGCTGACCTTAGCAATATGATTGAAATGGTAAAGTATGTCTTGGAAAGCAACCAAGAGGCACGAGATAACGACGTTCTCTTACAGAAGGTTATTCATTACAATGAGTACAAAAGAAAGGGAATGGAGTATAACTTAAAACAAAGAACATGGCTTGAGCACTTGGACGACATAACCGAGGGCACTATATCAAGACCAGAGACCATAAGACGAGCACGGAGGAAGTGTCAAGAGCTTTATCCAACTACTCGTGGAAGGAAGTATGAATCAAGAAAAGCAAAGCAAAGCGAAGTCAGGGAAGGCCTCAAGTATGCAGAGGAAAGAAAGGCCCAAGAGGAAACCCAGACAACAATCTGGAGTTCTAGAGGTTAAGATGAGACCACTATCACAACAACGCCACAAAGCTAGAAGAGCTGGGAATAAGGTCTTCATGTATGACCCATCATCTAAAGACAAGGTTAAGTTTAAAGAGGAATGCGCTAAATTTGCGCCAAAACACCCCCTAGAAGGAGCTTTATCTGTTTCGATGATATTCAACATGCCTAGACCAAAATCTCACTATAGAACGGGACGTTACTCTCACTTACTAAAAACTGATGCACCTAAGCTACATACATCTAAACCTGACATAGATAACATTGTTAAATTTTATTTAGACGCACTGACTGGTACTTTTTGGAAAGATGATGCGATCGTCTGCGCTCTGGAGGCTACAAAGGTCTACGCAGAAGAGGGTTTGGTGGAAATAGAGTACTGGAACTCTCCAGAATAATCCTTAAATTTTATCTCCTACTTTTAAAGGAATAATATGATAACGACAGAGCTTGATACTGTCTGGATTACATCTGACGGCAAGAAATTTGCGTCTGAAAAAGAGGCAAAGATACACGAACAAAACACTAATAAGGAGAAATTAACATGGCTGGAAAGGCTACAACTAAAGTAAAGAATGGCGTTGATAAAAAAGAGCCTGCAATAAGCATGACTTATATTGACGATATATTATTAAGAATGGAAAAGACAGAGAATGATGTCGAAGGATTGTTGAGCGCATTAGATGAGCTCGGACTTAGAACTAAGAAAGTAGAGTCGAGACTAGGCCTTTGATTGACACCAAAGACTATATTAAGTACATTCGCTCTAACGGCTGCAGAGTATGTGGCAAGTTCCCAGTAGATCCAGATCACTTGGAGGCTAGAGGAATGGGTGGAGCAGGCAAGGGTGGTACAGTTACAAACACGAAGAAAGACTTTAGCTGTATACCACTCTGCCGTGGTCACCATACTGAAAGAGGTAGTCTTGGGAATGAGAAGTTCCAGAACAAGTACAGGATTAATATATGGAAAGACGCACACCAGCTTATAGTATCATATTTTGTTGATTAAAGGAGACAATATGAATTTTGAATGGAAGATGCCAAAAGATGGCAAAAGCACGTTTGAAGAGAAGGTTCACAATCTAGCATGCTTTGAGATTGTTCTTAATATATTTAGAATGAA